CTATAGAACATGGCTGATTTATTAATGAAAATGCCCCTACCATACGAGCCTAAGAAAAAGAATCGTTGGTTAATTACATTCCCTGCTGATTTAGGTATCCAACAATGGTGGTTATCTTCAGCATCTAGACCTTCAATAACACAAAATGAGGTTGAAATTCCTTTCTTGAATACATCTACATGGGTTATTGGTAGATTTAACTGGGAAGCAATTGATGTTACTTTCCGTGACCCAATTGGGCCTTCTGCTACTCAAGCGATTATGGAGTGGGTTCGTTTACATTCTGAATCAATCACTGGTCGTCAAGGTTATGCCGCTGGTTACAAAAGACCAGTTGAATTAGAAATGCTTGACCCAACAGGTGTTGTTATCGAAAAATGGTTGCTAGATGGAACTATGCTTACAAATGTAGGATTCGGTGACTTGTCATTTGAGGATGATGGTATCGCTGAGATTACAGCTACGTTACGTTTTGACCGCGCGATACTTTTGTTTTAGTTTCTTGATTATCAAGCAGTTACAAATTTTTACAAAAACTGCTTTATCAAATACTTGACTTATAAAAATTCTTTTAGTATATTTGTGTATAACAGATATATTAAAAGAATTATTATAATATTTGTTAAACAAAAAAATAAAGCCTCTTTCATAGAGGCTTTTTTATTTACAAATAAATTTGTTTTGATATATTTATTTATAAAATAATATTATTTTAAAAAGTTTTTATATGTCAGACATTAAACCAAATGTTTTCCCGAACAACCAACCACAAAAATCTAATTTAACAGAAGCAGAAAGAATTGCAGCCTATGAAGCAGAAAAAATGATGCTTACAAACGAAATCTATTCTTCACAAGCACAATCAGATACACCATATGAGCATATGAGCGCTGTTGAACAAATGAGAATAAGAACTGAATCTCAATTAAAACAAAAACAAGAAGCTGGGGTGGTTAAAGACCCATCTTTATCTGAAAGAACAGCAAATAGGGTTTATCAACAACCAACGAAAGAAGATGGTTACAATGAACAGATGGTCCTTAGAGATGAACAATTAAAAAAGAATTTAGAACAAACTCAAAATTACCAACGTTTATCGGAAGAGGCAATGGGTAGAAATAAAGATTATTATCAACAAAATACTATGCAATCACAACCAAGTTATCAACCACAACCTAGTAGTCCAGTTATGGCTACTAACCCTTCACTGAGTTTTAACCAAAAACCAGCTGTTGACCCGTATATTTTAGAATTGAGTCAACCTAACTATAACGCACCATTTGATGTAATCCCATTACCTTCTAAAGGTAAATTATATAAAAATAAAAAAGCTAATGTTAAGTTGGCTTATATGACTACATCAGATGAAAATATTCTTACTAGTCCTAATTTATTAAAAAGCGGTGAGTTTTTAGAAATTTTAATAAACAGAAAATTATTAGAACCTGAATTGAGATATAAAGATTTATTGCCAGGTGATAGAAACGCAATAATGCTTTGGTTAAGAGCAACAGCTTATGGTGAAATGTACCCTGTTACATTGTATGACGAATTAGAAGAACCTTTTGATGTTGAAATAAATTTAAACGACCTTAAAACTATTGAATTTAACGTTGAACCAGATGAAGATGGTTTGTTTAGTTTTGTCATGCCAATTAGCAAAGCTAATGTTAGGTTCAAATTATTAAACTGTGGTGATATTGAAAACATAGAAAAAATCTTAGAAAAAGAAAAGGAAATGAATATACCCATAAATAACCTTAACACATATAAATTAGAAAATATGATTGTTGAAGTTAACGGAGATACAAATAGGGTTATGATTAGAGATTTTGTTAATTATATGAGAATAAGTGATTCTAAAGCTTTTAATAAATATGTGGATTCTATTGATGCTGGTGTTGATTTAAATATTGAGGTTGGGACTCCTGGGGGTGGGTCCGTAAAAACCTTTCTTCCCCTTAACCTCGGCTTTTTTTGGCCTGACATCAAACTATAAACCTGTTGTTTTAGAAGAAGCTTTTATCTGTATACAAAATTTAAATATGGGTTATAATGATGCTATGATGATGCCTGTCTATGAAAGAAAATATTTTATAACTTTGTTAATAAAACAAAATGAAAAAAAGATGGAATTTATGGAAAATGAAAAATCAACTTCAACATCAAATGGTAAAGGTAGCAGACAATCAAAAATATCTGGAGATGCTTTAAAATCTAAAATGAAGACTGGTGAGATACCACTAAAATAATAAATCCCCATTTTTTGGGGATTTTTACTTTATAAGATATTTATAAATAAAAACTAATTATGGGTAAAAAAATTAAAATAAACGAAACACAATTTAATAGTATTTTGAATATTTTGAGTGAAAACGCAAATATCAAAAATGTGTTACAAAATTTAACGCCAAATCAATTTATAAAAATAATTGACGCTAAAGGACAAGAAACTATATTTAAAATTGTTTCTTATGATAACGATGTATTTTTTGCTACCGATGAAACTGGATTCAAGAAAATAAAATTTAAAAAAGATTCGTTTAATGATTCAACTAGTGAACTTAACGTAAAATCTTTAAACCCAAACACTAATACGTTTGTAGATACAAAAATTGGTGTTAAAGATATTGTATTACATGATGTTGGTGAAGAAGAGAAAGAAGAAGATGAGGAAAATTCTTTTGATTCAGAATTACATGCTAAATATTATAAAGATGTTATAAATAACCCTGAAGTGCAAAAAGCTTTTTATACAGCACCTTCTTTATGGAATTATTTTGTAGCAGCTATAAAAAATAAAAAAGCTAGAGGTAGTGGTCTTTATCCAGCTTATAAAACTATAAGTGATATTTTCAACACTTCTATTAATAATAAATTACCAGGTTTTACTGATAAAGAAAATTTATCAGCATATTTTCTAGTACCATATAGAGTTGAAATAGGATATAGATATGATAATGGTACTGAAGACAAACTTATAATAAATGCTGGTAATAATAGAGCAGTGGTTAGACCATATGAACCTGGTTTTTCAAATAGTAAAGTATTGGTAAGAAGAACATATGGTTTTAAAATAGTTGTTAAAAAACCAACAGAAGAAAAAGATGACCAATATTATTGTGATATTTATGTTGAAAAAAAAGGTGTTAAATTAGACACCTATAAAGAAGAAAATATTAAATTAATATTCTTAAAATCTAAAGGTTATGAACCTCAAGTTAAAACTAAAAACAAATAATTATGGCTTTCGATGGATTTGATTACGAAGCATTAAAGAATGCTAGAGACTACGCTAGTATACAAGAAGATATAAATAGTGGTTTAGAAGGTTATATTGAAGGTATTAATAAGATTAAAAATCTACAGAAAGACTTAAAAACTGCTCAGGAAAACCTAAATAAATTAAAGGACCAAGAAAAATTATTAGCCAACGCTATTACTGATGAGGATAAAGAACAGCTTAAGTTAACAAAAGCTAGGATACATTTGATTAAGTCAGAGATGACCTCAATTAAAAAAACAAAACAGTATTATACTGAAATTGTAAAAGAAGCTAAAAAATGGGATATGTTAGGAGGTCAAATTTTGGCTTCTTCAGTTAAGGCGGCTGCTAGTTTAAGTAAAATACCTTCAATGATTGGTAATGTTACAGACAAGCTTAAAGATTTGTTTGAAATGGACAAAGCTATAAGAAGAGCTAGTCTTCAAATGGGTTTAATTGGTTCTCAAAGTAAGGATTTTAGAAATAATATAAAACTAGCCGCAGCAGATACCCAAAAACTTGGTATGGGGATTAAAGAGTTGGCTGAAATGCAAGCTCAATATTCTGAAAATATAGGTAGAAACGTATCTTTAGGTAAAGAAGGGTTAGTTGCTTTGTCTCAAATCGCTGAAGGAACTTCGTTGGGTGCCGAAGCAACAGCTCAAATGGCTGCTGATTTTGAAGCTCAAGGTGTTTCAGCTGTTAGAACTAAAGACGCTATGGAAGAAGCGGCTAATAGAAGTTCTGCAATGGGTTTAAACTCAGCTAAAGTTATTAAAAATATAGCACAAAATACCAAAATGCTTAATAAATTTAGGTTCAAAGATGGTATTAAAGGTTTGGTAAAGATGAGTGAATTATCATCTAAATTAGGTGTTAGTATGGATTTTGCTAGTGGTTT